TGCCATCTGCTCGGTCGGTCGCTGATAGGGGCGTTAAGTCTGGATAAAGCGACTTAAGAGCCTCAAAGAGTTCAACCTCTCGAAAGTAGATTAGTTGTCCTCTTCTCCATCTTCCCAACCAATCTTCTTAATTGGGTCATCGGCAGGGACTATCCAATCGGGATAAGAACTACGATCCATAGCAAAGGCAAGTGCAGTTCCTTCATCCATTCCTGCTCTGCGACAAGCTTTATAAACTTCATTGGCAGCAATAGCCCAGAAATCAAGCTTTGTTAGCGGTGTTTCCTTAGTAGTCCTTCGTCTCTTTGGACGCTTGACTGGCTTCTTACTTACGCGCTTTCGCGTTGCCATTTCTGACTCCCTTCGCTAGCGCCAATTCTAGCTGAGACTCCATTTTATCAAGGCGCGACACTATTGGAATATTTTCCAATTTGATGATGTATCGCAGGCCAGCAATCAGTAAGGCTATTGATCCTAGGACTGAGGCTACTAAGGTCGCCAACTCAGTCGCAGGCATTAACGGACTTTGCCGTAACGCTCATAGTTAGGGTTGAGCCAGTTGATAATGCTAGGCAAGACTGATACGAGAGCTGCATTGGCAATTGCATCGACATCTAGGCCGACTGCTAGATAAGTCGCTAGTGCCGTTGCTAGGAATGTCTTGGCCCAGCTTTCTGCCATCTTCTTTAAGTCGCTCATTAGCTTCTCCTTCGAGGTTGAAATAACTGCCATCTTTGTCTCCCAAAGTTGTAAATGAAATATGAAAATGCGATCGGTGAGGGTTAGCGCCTTTATAAGTTCTGCGTTTCCATCCCAGTATCGGACTCATAATTTTTCCATCAAAAATAATGTAAGCAATTCGCTTATCGCCTTTCTTGGCTAATTTGCGAATCTTCTCAACTAGCGCGTAAGCCTCTTCTTTGTGAGCTGATAAGTCAGCATCAATATCTAAAGCTCTAACGATTCCTGATTTAGCGTCTGGTATATGGTCAGAAGTGCCTTTTGCAAGATGCCTAGCATCAGCAATCCAGCCATCAGACTTCCTATCGCGATCAGGATAATCGTCATCGATTTGCTCCCGAAGTTGAATTCCTGCTGCGCATAATTTAGGCATATTAATTATTTAGCACAATCTTGAGGGATTATGCTAGAAGCAGTTTAGCCTCATCCTCAGTAATTCCTAGCCGATCTAGCAGGGCTGCCTTTTGGGCGGCCTTTGCTTCGGCTTGAGCTATTTCATCAGCTTTTACCTGCTCAATTGCTAAATCTATTTGTGCTTGAGAAGGGGCTTCGCCTTCTAAAACATCCCATTTAATAGTTGAGTAATCATTATCAATAAATGAAAACTCTGCAGTAGGTTTTAATTTTCTAATTGCTTGTGTTAAATAATCCATTACGCACCTATTTCCATCAAAGTGATAGTGCTAGTCGCACCTTGGAATTGAGCTCTAACAGCACCATTGTTTGCTGTGCTTGCTACTGCCAATTGAACTTTGTAAGTAGTTGCAGAAGTCGTTGCAGGGCTATCTAAATAACTAAAACCTAGAATTGCATTAACTTGAGCGTAATCATCTGTAGTTGCACCAACTGTTCCTATAGTTGATTCATTTCCTGTGCCGCCAAAGTCTGCAACCGCAGTTGCACCTCTCATAATTCTTGCTTTACCGCCTCGGCCCCTAGATTCTCCATACACAATCATAGAGAAAGAGATTAAAACCATTACCTTGCTAGATGCAGAAGTAGGCGTTATATTTAAAGTCAATCCTGAATCTGTGTAGGTAGTTGAAGCGACAGTTGTTTCAGTTGAATAAGTGCCACTTACAACCTGCAACACTTTTCCACCAGCAGCAGGCGCAGCCCACTTAAGTCCAGTGGTTTCCGCAGAATCCGCTACAAGTGTGTGCCCGTTAGTTCCTACTGCTAGGCGGGCGAATGTATCTGCTCCTGTGCCTACGATTAAGTCGCCCTTGGCATCAATAGCTGTGGCAACTGTGTTAGTTACTACCGGGATTGGGCCAGTTCCTGAAGCTACGGAAATACCAGTTCCAGCTTGGACTTCAGTTATATCGCCTTGATCATTGGCTATCCAAGTATAATCTAAATCAGTATTAGAAGCTTTGCTTAAAATTTGTCCTGTAGTGCCACCCTTAAGATCGACAAATGAAGTATCTATAGAATTGCCAAGGGTTCTAATGGCAGCTGCGCCATCCTTAACTAAATCTGTATCATCTGGCGTTTCCCAGTTGAAATTGGTTGTATTAGCCATTTAGCTTATAACTCCTATCGCGTCTTGCCATTCTAGCGTATTGAGAACACTATTCCAGCTTTCAGCTGCATTGACTTGAGCCCATTGTTGGGCAAAAGCTGAGAACTCTGTTGGAGTAGCTAAAAAGGTGATTGATAAGCCTGAGACCGAAGCGCTGAAAGTCCAGCCTTCGACAAAGCCAGTAAATTCGCCACCTAGGATATTAAGAGGCAGATTGGTAATTCGGACTGGCTGGCCCATAAATATATTCAATAGGGCATCCCTATCAGCATTATCAATTTCAGGGGATTGAAGTGGAAAAGTGATGGATTGGAAAGTATTTCTAGGGTAGGCGCGAAGTTGGATTAGGCGATCTGCTACATCTTCGACATCGGCCGCGTTCTTTAGATAACTGTTAAATTGCTCGGCAAATAGCCCAAAAGTTGATTGAGAAGTTGTGTCTTGAGCAGTATAGGAACTATTGAAGTTGTTGCCATAATCCATAATGATTTTATTCGCTAAATCCCCTTGACGCTGGATAACGCCAATGCCAGAGGCGATGGCGTGAGAAGCGTCTAAATCTGTGTAGCCATTAGCCACTAGGTAATCTTGACGATGGCTTGCGTCTGCATATCCAATAAGACCATTAGCATCCTCATAAAGATAACCGAGGGCTGAATTAGCAATTTGATTGGCTATTGGGCCAATTATGCTATCGGTAATCTGGCGGCTAACCATCGTATATTCGCCAGCATCGATTTCACCTAACCCAATATTTTGAGCATCTGCCCAAATTTCGGTGGCATCATAGGTTGCCCAAGTTTCTGCTGGTGGGACTTCATTCCAAGAATTAAGAAGCAAGTCATCAAGTAAATCTGTTATCTGCGCGCCATCTAGCCCTTCAGCCAAATTGCCATCAAATATAGCTCTTTGCAATCTTGAAAGCGCTCCAATGGCAGTAATACGAAGGCTAGTAATTACTGCACTTGATCCAGCGCTTCTTACTATTTGCCGCAAGTCTGAAACTCTACCGCCAAAGAGAGCCACATAATTTCCGCTTGTGTCTTTGATTTCAACTGTAACTGCGGTATTAATAGTAAATGAGTAGTTAGTGCCATCGGTATTTATAATCTCAAGTGAGCAATACCCTGCAGGAGTTGGGGAGTTAATATCTTGACGGCCAGAGGTAATAGTTAAATTGCTTAAAGTAACTGAGGTTAGTTCTGTGCCATTGACTTTGATTCGCCAATCGGGAGTCCAGAGGGTCATAGGATTTGAGCCGAAGTCCTTAAATCTCCAGCTCCAGTAGTTCCGCGATTAGTGGAGTTATTAAGGGCCAAGATAACTGCTCTGGTAAAACCTTCTTCATCAATAGCCGATGGAGCATTAACATTGATAGTAACTCCAGCGTTATTTGCTGCAACTGTCCCAGCAACATTGAAGCCAGAAGGGATTGCATTACCGCTTGGATTTAATCCAGATGGAAAAGTAGGCATTGTTCCTGTAACGACTGGAATAGTTATACCACCACCAGTAGTTCCACCACCAGTAGTTCCACCACCAGTAGTTCCACCACCAGTAGTTCCACCCCCAGTAGTTCCACCGCCAGTAACTCCACCGCCAGTAACTACACCGCCAGTAGTTCCACCGCCAACAGAACCGCCAAATGGTAATCCACCGCCTGTTATTGTGTTTGAACCTGTTGCACCAGTTCCAATTTTTGGAATCAATCCAATATTAGGCAATACTGGTATTCGGTTATAAGCAGCAATAATTCTGTTGATTTGTTCAATAACTGAATTAGCTAAATCTTTGACTTCTTTAGTAACTGTGGCAACGATTGTAACAATTCCAGCAATAGTTTTACCTACTGCCACTATTGAATTTACTAAGGCGTTTTCAAATATAGGAACAAGAAAAGTTTTAATAAAAGACCATAAATCGCGCAGAGTATCTTCGTTATCTTTAAATGCTTTAATGATTGGATCAACGGCTCTGGCTTTGGCTTCTTGAAATTTAGGAATCAAAGTATTAACAAAGTAATCCATCAAATTTTTTAGCATAGGTAATAATGCAGCGCCTACGGATTCTTTAGCTTCATCAAAGCCCACTTTAAGTCTTTGAATTTGACCTTCAAAAGTATTGGCTTGAACTGTCGCTGCGCCACCAAAGGTATCGGCTAATTGTTTAACTGTTCCTTCTAATCCTAGGGTCTTTATTTCGGCAGCAGATAAACCAACGCCTAAACGAGTAAGAGCGCCAGTATTGCCTTCATAAGCTTTACCTAAAGCATTCGATACTGCCTCAACACTTTTACCAGTAGCAGCTGAAATATCTAAAGCTAGGTTCAATAAATCTTGAGACTCGGTTACTGATCCTGTAGCAGTTGCTAGGCGCTGAAGCGCTGGACGCAATTGGTCATCAGCAACGCCAGTAGCCAAAGAAGTTTTGAGAATCTGCTCCTCTACTGCTGCAATTTGAGCCTCGGTCGCACCAGTTACATTTTTAAGAGCATTCGCTAAACGAAGCTGGGCAGCCTCATCTTCAATAGCTGCCTTAACGCCATCAACGGCTAACTTGACCGCATAGGCCGCTGCTGCTGCCGCTGCTGCTGCAAAGGCTGCTGCTGCAACCTTGCCAAACTTTTCTAACTTACCGCCAAAGCCTTCAACCTCTTTAGAGCCACTATCGAGATTTTTCTTGAGATCAGCAACATCGGCAAGAATCGAGAGCTTGAGCGTTCTACTGCCAGCCATTACTTATCCCACTCTTTCAGTATCTTGGAAAATGCTTCTTGCCATTTCTTAATCAATTCAGGCTGAATCTTACGAAGGGTTGGGTAGATAAAGTAGCCAGCGTTTCCGCGACCTTTACTTGGTGTTCTTCTTGGGAACTGACGATAGCGATTAGATCCAAATTCATAACCCGCCCAGAGTTTTTGTGTGCTACCGCCACCAGAAAAGCGCTGACTTGCGAAGCCGTAAGAGAACTCGCCGATTTTGGAGCTGGCCGAGACTTTAACGCCTGTTGCAATTCTTCTAACTGCTTCTTGACCAAAGGTCCTTGTGAGTGCATAGGCTTTGATTTCATTTGCTGCATAAGTAGCCAGCGCGCTAGATTCTTGTTTAGCTTGGCTAACGGCTTCATCATCCATCGCTTTGAAAGCGGCAATGATTGAGCGGAGCTCGCGCTTGTCGTAGCTGATTGGTAACTCATCTGCCACCGTTACGCTCCTTTAATATCTCTATCGCCGTTAGGACTTGGTCGATGTCTGTCCAGTAAGTCATCGGTATCCCAGTTGCTATCGCTATCTCGACTATTAGTCGGTTGATGCTTCCGGGCTCGTAACTTTTGGGCTTTCATCTCCAATCGTCATCTCTTCAACTGTTAGCTCCCAAATCTCTTGAGGTTTGGTTGGCTTTCCAGCTGCTTCGCGCTTATACGCAAAGTAAGCAAGATCTAAGAAGTCCGCTTGCTGGTAAGCCGATATATCCTTCATTGAGTAAATCGACTTACCCGTTTTGCGTTCCCACTTAGCCCACTCTGGTAAGCCAGCCTGATAAGTAACTGATTCGCCAGAGTTATATTTAATTGTGATTGATATTTTCATAGCTCCCGATGCTCCGATCTCTTAGCTAAAGGTCTCTGTTGGAGTTCCAACGACAGTCATTGTCCAAGTATCAGTTAGCGCTCCTGGAGCTGCGCCACCTGCTGCTGGAAAGACTGGTAATACATTGAAAGCAAATACTGCGCCAGTTACGGCA